GGCTGGGTGTGGGCAATGTCAGAACAGGATTTGTGATTAACGGTGAATTTATTGTGTGCCACACATTTCAACATGCCAATCAACCGGGCAACACCACAGTGTACATGACCACAGCCACGTTAAATCCTCGCTACGAAATAACCAACACTGGTGCTACCTCAGGTGCCAGTACTATGAAACAGATCTGCAGCACTGTGATCAGCGAAGGCGGTTATAATCCTTCCACCAGTATCAATTATGTACCAACCTCTATAGCACCTACTCGTATTGCCACAGGCAACGTGTATACCGCTCTGGCCAGTATTAGATTAAACCCAGCTTACCCAGATGCAGTAGTAGTGCCAGCACAGATAGATCTTCTGCTGACAGATGTACAGTATGGTTCGTTTCAGTTGGTGCTCAATGCCGGCAATGTGGTGGCCAATACCGGATCCTGGAGCAATGCTGCCAGTTCAGTGGTGCAATACAACACATCAGCCTTGCAAATCGGCGACGGTACAGTGGTTTACTCAGGTCTGACCAGCAGCCGAGATACTATCACTATCAGCGAGGATATCAAGCGTAGATTGCAACTGTCAAGAACCGCCGCAGGCACCCCGGACATCTTGACCCTGTGTGTGGGATATCAAAGCAACAACGCCGACCTGCTTTGGAAATTTGGCTGGGAAGAACTAACAAATTAAAAAGAAAATAAGAGTGCAACCTTGATCAACACAGGTATCATTCTAATTTAACAGTTCCACTAATACCAGTTAAATAGAGCTATGAACAATAATCTCAAGCTCAAATTTTATTACGATCATGTGCTGTCCCAAATCTACAGCGAAGGACACAGCCCGTTCCACAAGACCATTACAGCTGACGTTGTTGAACGTTTTATTGATCCCTTAAACTTGCCCAAAACAGCCCGCATTATCGACCTGGGCTGTGGTGCTGGTTATTTCTTGGACGAAATGAAAACCCGCGAATATACCAATACCACAGGTATTACACTAAATCGCGAAGACGCTGATCTAGCACGACAAAACGGACACACAGTAGTACAAGGTGACATGAACTTTTTGGCCGACCGTGACGAATCAGTGGATTTGCTGTTCTCGCGTCACAGCTTGGAACATTCGCCATTCCCTTACATAACCTTGCTGGAATACAACCGTGCGTTGAAAAACAACGGGCACTTGTACCTAGAAGTTCCTGCACCTAACTGCCAAATCAAACACGAAGAAAATCGCAACCACTACAGCATACTGGACCGCACCATGTGGTTGCAGTTACTACAGCGCACTGGATTTGATATACAATGGTTTGACTACACATTCCCACTTGATTACACCGATGAGCGTGGACGAGTACAAGAACACTACTACATTTTTGTATGCCGCCGCCGTCGCAGTGTCGATGTTAAATAACATATGGCCAACACAGAACCGGCACTAGTCAAGACTCCTTACTCAAAAGTCAATTACACACAGCAACAGATTGATGAATTTGTTGCGTGTGCTGATCCTGTGACGGGACCGCAATATTTCTTAGACAACTTCTTTTACATACAGCACCCTACTCGAGGACGCATGCTGTATCATCCGTACGAGTACCAGAAACGCCTGATTGATGTTTACCACAACTACCGTTACAGCATCTCCATGATGCCGAGACAGACTGGTAAGTCAACATCAGCAGCTGGTTATCTGTTATGGTATGCTATGTTTGTGCCAGATTCTACTATCCTTGTTGCTGCCCACAAGTATACCGGCTCGCAAGAAATTATGCAGCGTATTCGATATGCTTATGAAAGTGTGCCAGATCATATTCGTGCCGGTGCCACAAACTACAACAAGGGCAGCATAGAGTTTGATAACGGCAGTCGTATAGTTTCAGCTACCACAACTGAAAACACCGGCCGAGGTATGAGTATCTCGCTCTTGTATGCTGACGAATTTGCATTTGTGCGTCCCACTATTGCCACTGAGTTCTGGACTTCAATCTCACCTACCTTGGCAACTGGTGGTAAGGCCATCATTACATCAACCCCAAACTCAGACGAAGACCAGTTTGCGTTGTTGTGGAAAGGCGCCAACAAGTGCGAAGATGAATACGGCAACCCTACCTTGGTAGGACAAAACGGATTCAAAGCTTATCGTAGTTTTTGGAACGAACATCCCGATCGCGATGAATCTTGGGCACAGCAACAACGTGCCGCCCTGGGTGTAGATCGTTTCCGCAGAGAAATGGACTGCGAGTTCTTGATTGCAGATGAAACGCTTATTGCTCCGGCCAAACTGATCGACTTACAGGGCCGTGATCCCTTGTACAAAACTGGTGAAGTACGCTGGTACAAACGGCCACAACCCGACCGTATATACGTTGTAGGACTAGATCCCAGTTTAGGCACTGGCGGCGATCCAGCTGCCATACAGGTGTTTGAAGCCAACACTACTGAACAGGTAGCAGAATGGCGTCACAACCGCACAGACATACCCACACAGATCCGTATCCTGGCTGACATTATTAGACACGTAAACGATGCAGTCCGTGATCCCAAAAGCATTTACTATTCAGTAGAAAACAATTCAATCGGCGAAGCTGCCCTAATCAGCATCAATGAATACGGCGAAGAAAACATACAAGGTTATTTCCTCAGCGAAAGCGGAAAAAACCGCAAGGGATTTAACACATCAAACAAGCCCAAATTAGCAGCCTGTGCCAAGCTAAAGCACCTGATCGAAAGCAACAGAATGACCATTTCCAGTCCTAGTCTTGTAACCGAACTCAAAAGCTTTGTGGCACACGGAGTCGGATATGCTGCCAAACCCGGCGAAACTGACGACTTAATCATGGCCACTATCCTAGTGACTCGTATGCTACAAGTATTACAAAGCTATCACAGCGATCTTGACACACAAATGCGCGATCACCAAGACAACATTATAGAACCATTGCCGTTTGTTATGACTATGTAATATAAATACAAGATGGAAAACTCAGCACAAAACCAATTATACGACCTACTAGTGACCAGGGACCTTGACCCTGAGTTAAAAGATGCCTTAGGCAAGGATGTAACAGATCCTGCAGAAGCCGACATGTTTACGTTTGACTGGAAAACACCAAACAAAAACTACGGCACAGTGGTAATCTTAATAGGACAAGATAGAAATCTCAAGATATTCTTTGGTGACAATCTTGGTCGTACCATGGAAAGCGATGACAAAAGTGACTGGTATGAATTCCTAAATCAAATCAAGCAGTTTAGTGTGCGCAACAACCTAATGAATTTTGAGATTGAAAACCTTAATCGGTTAAAGTATACCATGCAAGGTATGGCTGCCATCAAGGAAGGCCTGTTTGAAGGCTATTACGGTAACCGAAAAGTCAGCTACAGCGATCAACCCAAGCAGACACGCTTGGTAATCAAACACAATCGCACCTTGGGCGAAGATGATGCTCGTTTCCGTTATGTGGAAAGCCTGTTTGTAGAAACTGGTGACGATCAACGATTCAAGCTGCCATTTACCAACTTAATTGGTGGACGTGCCATGGCACGACACATTGCCGAAGGCGGCACACCGTATGATGCTTTTGGTCAGCACATCTGCGAAATCGTCAAAGAAATGAACATCTTGAATAAGTTTGTTCGGGCTTCGCGCAACAAACAGTTTGATGGCGAAGCTGCTGACCTAGCAGAATCTGCTGTGCGTCACTATCAAGATCTCAAAGCCAAAGCCAAACGCATAATCAGCCAACGTGGATATCTTCAAGAATTACAAATATTTGACCCAGCCGAAATCACCAATGCTGAATCGGTAGCAGAAGACATCAGAAACATGTTTATTGAACAAAGTTTGGATGCTAGAATCGAAGAAGCCATTCCGGTTTTAGCTCGACTATCAGCACGTAAGGACAACAGCATGAAAGAAATTGCCGAATTTGAATCTTGGGCCAAGACTGTGGCAGAAGGTACTTGGTCAACGCCTGACACACCCGAAGCTGAAAAACAGCTCAAACAACTACTAGCACAAGAGTTGCCGGTGGGACCAGATGCAACCAATGCCACAGAGCAACTGTATAGTGTGTTTGGCGATGACGAGCTGTTTGATCAGTTGTCCGAGTTGGCTGCCCAAGATGCCAACGCCGATGCTAGACCCCTGATACAAGCACGCCTGGCCGAACTGGGCATCAACATCGAAGTCCCAGCCAACGAAGTGCCCGCACCTGCTGATCCTGCTGCTGCGGCAACACCACCTGCGGAAGAACCAATGCAAGCTGAAGATATAGACACAGATGGATTCATGATGTCCAAGCGCAGCAACATGAGCAGCGAAAGCGTTGAGCGCATTTTGCGATTGGCACAACTGCTCAAATAAAATTGCCTTTTAGTGTTGCGTTGATAAATACTTTCACGTATAATCAGTGTTGTTATACGTTTGTATATACATCTTAAATCAACTTAAAAAGGCAACTTATCATGGCATCATTAGCAGAAATCAGAGCAAGACTCCAGGCAGCAGAATCAAACAAAGGTGGTCAATCATCCGGTGGTGGCGATAACGCAATTTATCCGCACTGGAACATGGAAGAAGGTAGTTCCGCATTGTTGCGTTTCCTTCCAGACGCAAATACCAAAAACACATTTTTCTGGGTAGAACGAGCAATGATTCGTTTACCATTCAACGGAATCAAAGGTGAAATGGATACCAAACAAGTACAAGTACAAGTACCATGCGTGGAAATGTGGGGCGAGTCGTGCCCAATTCTTGCAGAAGTTCGTACCTGGTTCAAGGACAAGAGCCTTGAAGAAATGGGTCGTAAGTACTGGAAAAAGCGTTCATACGTGTTCCAAGGCTTTGTACGTGAAAACCCAATCTCCGAAGATAAGAATCCAGAAAACCCAATCCGTCGATTCATTATCGGCCCACAAATCTTTGCAACCATCAAGTCGGCCTTAATGGATCCTGAACTTGAGGAATTGCCAACAGACATGTTGCGTGGTTTGGACTTCCGTATTGCTAAAACCAGCAAGGGCGGATATGCCGACTACAACACATCAAAGTGGTCACGCAAGGAATCAGCCTTAACTGAAGCTGAACAAGCAGCAGTTGAGCAGTATGGTTTGTTTGACTTGTCAAGCTTCTTGCCAAAGAAGCCAACAGATGTTGAGCTCCGGGTTATGAAGGAAATGTTTGAAGCGTCAGTGGATGGTCAACCTTACGACACAGAGCGTTGGGGTCAGTACTTCCGCCCAGCCGGGGTTCAGGCACCAGCAGGATCATCGACTGAATCCTCAGCATCGGCGGTTGCAGCAGTAGCTAAATCCGCTGCACCAGTTGACGACGATGTTCCATTTGAGCCAGATGCTCCTGCAGTAGCAGCAGCATCAGCACCAGTTCAAGCTAAACCAGCCGGTGGACAAAATGCTCAAGACATCTTGGCTATGATTCGAGCAAGACAAGCACAGTAACGACCAAGGAAAATTGGGCACTTAGTGCCCAATTTTATACTCTTTATGAAATTTTCATTGGTATTTGATAGCAACGACTTTATCCCGTTTGAAGTTGTAGAAAACCACGAGTTGTTTGAGTTCTTTGTTGAAAAAGCCAACAAAGAAAATTGTAATAGTTTTTCAGACGACCAGTGCGTTTATCACAATTGCGATCGATTGCTAAATGAAATAAACTGGTCGCTCGGAAAAACTAACGAAGTTTTATTTTTGCTTTACGGTAAAAATTTTCCTCAGTGCGACAATGTTGTTGATTATTTCGATCAAAGGTTTTTAAACAAACAGCACGAGCAATGGGTATTTTCTCAGAAACATGTTGTTGATATTGATCAATTGAGATGGTCTGAAAATGTTGCCCAGTCTAAATTAGGTAATGTGTTACACGATGCTTATCCAGATCACATAAGAAAAATTAAATTAGCCGAAGCTATGATCAAGTTAGGTTACATCTTTCCATACGAAGAAGTTAATCTAACAGTTCATCGACTTGAATCGTTTTTTAACAATAACATAGAATTTAAAGCAGACGAAAAATGGCAAGTGTTTAATAATCCATATGTGAACAATATGATTAGCGATAATCGTCGAGTAAATTTTAGTTTTGGGTACACTTACGTTGGACGACAATGCTATAACAAATGGCAATATTTTGACAGCAATTTAGAGTGTGAAGATCATTATAATTACGAAACACTCGAATGGGCCTTTCAAGTCAGCCTTGGGAGACCAGAAACAATTGCTTATAGTCCAGAATTTTTGTCTTGGTGTCAAGACAGAAATATCAATCCGATCAGTACTCAAATACCGATAGCAAATGTCGTTGACTTAGAAAAAAATTTACAGCATTATAGAACTGTGTTATATAAAAATTCTCGCAGCAATTGTCGAGCAAGAATATCATTTTAAAAGGCATTATTATGGCAAAACCATTTGACGTATCAAAGTTTCGAAAAGAAATTACAAAAAGCATTGACGGTCTCAGTATCGGGTTTAACGATCCAACAGATTGGATCTCAACTGGCAATTATGCCCTAAACTATCTCATTTCGGGTGACTTTAACAAAGGTGTACCGCTGGGTAAAGTAACTGTGTTTGCCGGCGAGTCTGGCGCAGGTAAAAGTTATTTCTGCAGCGGTAACATTATTAAGAACGCACAAGAACAAGGTATCTTTGTTGTGTTAGTCGACAGCGAAAATGCTCTAGATGAATCGTGGATGAAGGCTTTGGGAGTAGATACCAGTCCAGAAAAACTTCTCAAGTTATCAATGTCCATGATTGACGACGTGGCCAAGACTATTGCCACATTTATGAGCGAATACAAGTCCTTGCCAGATGGAGAACGTCCCAAGGTCCTGTTTGTTATTGACTCGCTGGGTATGTTGTTGACTCCCACAGACGTTAACCAATTCGAAGCAGGCGAAATGAAAGGTGACTTGGGTCGCAAACCCAAAGCACTCACAGCCCTGGTTCGCAACTGTGTCAACATGTTTGGTAATTACAACGTGGGCATGGTGTGTACTAATCATACATACGCTAGCCAAGACATGTTTGACCCTGATGACAAAATCTCAGGTGGACAAGGCTTTATCTATGCGTCAAGTATTGTTATTGCCATGAAAAAGCTCAAGTTGAAAGAGGACGAGGATGGTAACAAGATCTCTGATGTCATGGGTATTCGAGCCTCTTGCAAGGTTATGAAGACTCGCTATGCCAAACCTTTTGAAGGCGTCCAGGTCAAGATCCCGTACGAGACAGGCATGAATCCATATTCAGGTCTGGTT